CCCGATTCTCAGGGAGATGTGGCAAGCAGAGAGGAGATCGAGGAAGCCGCTCACGTTTATCTCGAGAAGTCGAGATTCATTGACTATCGTCATGAGAAGGTTCTTCCTCAGTCTTCCGCGATTCCCGTGGAATCATACATCGCCCCTGTGGACTTTGAGATGAACGGGAGAAAGGTTCCAGCTGGCTCATGGGTGATGGTCACCCACATCAAGGACCCCAAGATATGGAAGGAGGTGAAGGAAGGGCTGATAAAGAGCTATTCCATCCGTGGCTTCGGCACGCGGATTCCAGAAGGAGGTGATTGATGACGAAACGGAAATTCAGGCTAAAAGACATTGATGTACTGTCTGTCGGCTTAGTCCCAAGAGGGGCAAACCAAGAGGAGTTTTTCCTCTTAAAATCGGATGAAGGAGGTGGCGAAATGCCGGAGGATTTTGAGGAACTCGATCTCACGCCTGAGACTGAGGAGATCGAAGAGGAGGTCGAGAAGGTGGAGGAAGGGGAGAATCTTCTTCAACGTCTCGCCCATTTGCTCTTGAGGGAAGCGGAGACGGAGAAGGCGACCCCCTCCAAGGAAGTTCAGGAAGCGGCTAAGCAGGCTCTGGCTGCCCTGAATAAGATCCCGCTTCCCCCAGGTCTGGGGTTGGCGAATGTCAAGAAGTACCTCGCTGACCTCGCCGCGGGTAAGGCTGGCTATGGCTACCCGAAGTATGGCTACCCTGAGAAGTATGGGTATCCAGAGCCAGCGAAGAAGGAAAGTGAGGAAATGGAGAAATCAGGTCTACCTAAAGAGGTTGAGGAAAAGCTGGAGATCCTCGAGAAGGCCAATGAGGATTTGAAGGCTCGCTTGGAGAAGGCCGAGCAAGAGGCTCAGCGGGAGCGGGACGAGCGTCGAAAGCAAGAGCTCCTGGAGAAAGCCCAGCGCTTTGTCGCCATCCCTGGCAAGCCGGATGAGCTGGCTGATTTCCTCTTCTGGCTAGAGAAGCAGGGTGAGGAAGGCCAGGAGAAGGCTGAGTGGATCACAGGGCTTCTGAAGGCCGCGGATCATCAGCTCGTGGACGCGGGTCTGTTCCAGGAGGTCGGCTCTTCGGTTGCCCCCAAGGAGCGCACGGCCTTGGAGAAAGCTGAGCAAATCTCTAAAGAGCAGAACATCCCGTTCGCTGAGGCTATTCTTCAGCTCTCCCCGGAGGAGCAGCAGGAGCTCTTGGAAGAGCGACGGGAGAAAGGGAGGTAAGAGATGGCTTACGAATCTGGATTCTCTTGGGATCTAGGGATCCTATCCGCCTCCGGTGATTTGTCGGACAAGCAGTACCATTTCGTCGAGCTCGCCAACACGGAGGGGTATGTTCGCGCCGCAACTGGCGCTTCCGGTCCCATGCCAATTGGCGTGCTTCAGAATGACCCGGAGGACGGGGAGGAGGCCCAAGTACGCATCCTGGGTGTTACTCAGGTCTATGCTAACGCGGCATCTGCGATCAATGTCGGTGATTTCGTGACCAGCGGGTCTGATGGGCAGGCGATCCTGGCGACAGGGAGCCCGATGGCAGGAATGGCCCTGAACGCCTTGGCCAGTGGCTCTGGCGTTCTGATCAGCGTCTTGCTCTTCCCTGCTGGAGTTCGCTTGACTGATAACACGCCGTGAGGGAGGTGATTTAAATGGCTAGGCCAACCCGAAATGATGTTCATCTGAACGCGGCGCTTACGAACATCTCCATCGCGTATAAGAATCCCTCTTATATCGCGGAGCAGGTGTTCCCTGTGGTGCGCGTTCAGAAGCAGTCAGACTATTACTTCATCTTTGATGCGGGAGCATGGTTCCGGGATGAGGTTCAGGTTCGAGCCCCAGGGACAAGGGCTGCTCGGGCTGATTACTCGATCTCGACCGCATCCTATGTCTGCGTCACTTACGCCATCGCGAAGGGCGTGCCGGACGAGGTGCGCGAGAACGCGGACGCTCCTTTGAAGCCGGATGTCGAAGCCACGCAATTCGTGACTGACCAGCTCCTGCGTGCGCAAGAGCGACGCGTAGCCGCTTTGATTACCGGCTCTGCGAACTGGGCATATGCTGCATCACCAACCACCCAGTGGACCTCGGATACTTCTGATCCCCTGGGGGACATCGAGGCCGCAAAGGATGAGGTGGTCCAGCGTATCGGCCGCGTGCCCAACACGATGGTGATCAGCTATGAGGTGTGGCGCTATCTCAAGAATCACCCTGATCTCCTGGACCGGCTGAAATATACGAACCCGACCGGGGTGATCACCCCTGAGCAAGCCAGGACCTTATTCGGTGTGGACCGGTTGCTCATCGGCGCTGCGCTCTATGATTCGGCGAAGGAAGGCCAGTCAGCCAGCCGGGCCTATATCTGGGGCGACGCGGCATGGGTCGGGTACGTCCCCGAGAATCCCGCCCTGATGATTCCCGCTGCTGGGTACATCCTGGAGTGGAAGACTCGTCAGGTACGGACCTTCCGCGAGGAGCAGGAGTATCAGGACGTGATTGAAGCTGAACACAGCGTGGATGAGGTGATCACAGCCTCCGATGCTGGCGCGGTGATCTATAACGCGGTATGAGTGTGAAGTGACCTCCCTTAATTGGCCGGTGAGGTAAACAATCCTGACCGGGAGGAAATGAATGGCGAAGATCTTTGTCCAGAAATTTCCCGTAGTGTGGCAGGCTTCAGGAAGCTTGCCCGCATCGGGATCAATTAGCAGTGGATCTGTTATCTCTAATGGGTACGCCCGTCTTATCGGCATATTCATTGCCAGCGCGAGCGTTGACAGCCTTCGCGTCTTGCAGTCCGCTGACCAGGGCGCGAATTGGGACTATTGGACCGATTACGCGCCCTCTGCTTGTTCTGGGAGTGCATTCTCGATTGAAATAGTTGGCAATGCGGTTAAGATTGAGTACCGGAATGGATCTGACGTGGCGAATGAGTACAGAACTCTTTGGCAACTGAGGCCGGTTTAACTATGGCTTACGCAAGCACGAGCAACGTTGCTGCCCTTTGCGCAACTTTGCTGGAGGGAGAGGCAGACTTCAGCGCGTCCACCTCGCCGACCAGTGCTCAAGTGGAGTCCTTTCTCTCCTCCGGCTGTGGGCTCATCGAGGGAATACTCATAGACTTGGGCTATGATCCTCCTCCCGCGTCCACGACGATAGCTTACTCGATTCTGAGTCATCTTAATGCGATTTACGGCGCGGCAATGGCCGAGCTATCCCTAATGAATACCTCTCTTACCCCCGAAGAGAGGACGCGTGCGGAATATCTTGAGTCCTTATTCTGGCGGGAAGTGGAAAGGTTAAAGGGCATGGACTTATCCAGTATGGGGTTGACAAGGGCCTCAAGGGGTGTGCTCTATGCAGGCGGGATCAGTCAGTCGGATAAGCACTCTTATGACAAAGATACTGATCGCGTTGAGCCCAGATTCCGGCGAGGCCAGTTTGCCTTCCCCGAGACCATCCGCGCGTGGGAGATCACAGCTTCTTGACAGCTTGTTTTGCATTATCAGCCTTGTGAGCTAACATTCAAGGAGGAGGTGATAATGCGAAGGATCAGATTGAGGAGGTGCACTGGGCAGTTCTGTTCGGGCAGCGCTTTCCGAGAGGAGGGCAACCAATGAGAGTTGCCTTCATCTACTCGGATTCGCCGCTCGAATGGAACTGCTCTAGACATAACTGAGTGGCGGATGAAAGCCCCCGCGGATGCTATGAATCGCACTCCGGGCTGGCACGCGAAGCTCATTCATGTCTCGGGATTCCTTGAGTTCCTGAACCCGGTCACGCAGGACTGGGTAGCGCCTGCTGACGTGATCGTCTTCCAAAGGAATGCCATCTCTCAGGGAGCCATCGACGCTATCCAGTACTGGCAGGGCATGGGCAAGCCAGTGATCATAGACCTGGATGATGCCTATCACATCCTGCCTTGGAGCAACCCTGCCCACAAGTTCTGGATTGAGAGGGAGAATGGGGAGGCGCTCGTCTGGTTGGAGAGGGCTTTGTCCATTGCGGATGCGCTTACATCTCCCTCTCGCGTGATCCTTTCCGACTGGAGCCATGTAGTACCAGGGTACCATATTCAGAACTTTGCCAGGCGTGAGTGGTGGGAGAATCTTCCAGCGAGAGAGGAGATCAAACGGAGATTTGGGGTTGAAGGAAAGGTAGTCATCGGCTGGGGAGGGTCGGTCTCGCACTATGACTCCTGGTGGGGGTCTGGCATCCGGGAGGCAGCATGGATCATCGCCTCTCGTCACCCTGAAGTCATATGGATGATCTGTGGTAATGATCCCCGGATAGCTGATCAACTCCCTGTCCCGAAGGAACAGAAGATAGCAGTCCGCGGTGTTCCCCCTCAAGACTGGCCCAAGATTGTGAGGGGGTTTGACATCGGCGTGGCTCCCCTCTTCGGCCCCTATGACCAAAGGAGGTCATGGATCAAGGGGCTGGAATACCTGCTGGGAGGAGTGCCCTGGGTCGGGACAAGGGGTGAGGTATACAGGGATTTGGAAGGCCTCGGGATCTTAATCAGGAACTCCACCGAGGAATGGGTGTCAGCCTTGGAATTCTTGCTCTCACACAGGGAACAGGCACAACGTGATGCGGAGGAAAAACGTGAGTTCGCGTCGCAGTGGTTCATCGACCAGCAGCTCGGAAGATACGAGACAGTCTACCGAGAAATCAAGCAACGGTTCCAAGCGAAAAGGGGAAGGCTCCCGGGCCTCTTCTACATCAACTGGGTCCCAGAACCCGGAAGAGATCCTGAGCACGCCATTACGATCACTACAAACCCTGTTGGAGACCTTCCCAAGGTTTCGGGATATCCCCGTGGCTCAGAGCTTGCTGTATGAACTAGTTCAGATCGTGTACGGAAGGGAAGAATGAGGGTCTTGATCTCAGGAGGGCCAGCGTTTGAGAAGATCGCGAGGGCCATTCGGGCTGACGAATACGTCACTCTATTCCCTCAGATCGCAAAGGCGCTTCACGATCTGGACTTGAAAGTGGTGGATCTCTCCTCAATGGTCTCGCCTGGCGAGTTCAGGGAGATATGGAGGTATCTCCATGCCGTTGCTTCTTCCGTGGACGACATGGACCCGGAGCTATCAGGGTATGTGCTTTCTCGGATTCCACAGATCCTACCATTCGTCATCGGTTTAGACAAGGCTAAACCGGATGCAGTTGTCCTCCACAATGATGTGGAGCCTGTGACAAAATTGGCTGCATTGTGGGCCAGGGAGAGGGATGTGCCGTGTATCCATGTCCCGCACGCGATCTATTTTGATGATCCTTGGAAGGATGAGGATGACGTGCATGGTGTAGTGACCGCTCAGAGTCTCGCCGCAGCCTCTCCTTTTCAAGCAGAATGGTATCGCGTGAGATCTAAGGACTTGGAGATCACAATCACGGGAGCTCCTCGCTGGGACTGGATTGCAAGATGGAGGGTCTCGAAGAAACGGGCCAGAGAGCTCCTTCGGATTCCTGATGACAGAGTTGTTATCACATATGCAACCTCTTGGGGGCAGAAGACATCGAGAAAAGGGGCAAGGGTCGACCCGACGGACGCATTCCTTGAGTTCTTGGAGGATATGAAGGGGAAGCCCGTGCGTCTGATCGCAAAGGTGCACCCTTCCGATGCGAGAGGAAGAAGGTTCGTGAAGCCGCTGACAGAGAGTGGAATCCCGGCTATCCTCACCCAAGCTCACTTGCCGTATGTTTTGACGGCGTCAGACTATCTGGTTGCCTTTGGCCCTAGCAATATCCTGCTTGAGGCCGCTGCGCTGGGAGTGCCGGGGGTTTGTCACAAGGCCGTTTTCCCACATCCAAGCATCTTTTCTACGGAGAGGGTGATATTCGAGGAACTTCTCTCTCTGCGCCCTGATTTTCTCGATTTGATTCCAACTTTTATGGGGCCCCTGGATGGAAGGGCAGCGGACAGGGTGGCTTCATTAGTAAGGGGAAAAGTCTCATGAACATTCAGATCTCATACAAGCTCCACGGGATAGAGGCTTGGAAGGAGTTCTTCAAAACTCCCATCTCGGAAGATATTGATCCTGAGATATACAGAGCCGGTCAGGTTCTATGGAGGCTTGTCAGATCGGAAGCGCCTGTAAGGACAGGGAAGCTGAGAAATTCCATCTTCTTGCGCTTTCGCGGGCCCAGGAGCTTCCTCATCGGTGAAGGGGTTGACTACGGGATCTACGTGCGGAGGGGGACAAGAGCTCACATCATCAGGCCTCGGGAGAAAAAGGCGCTCTGGTGGCCTGGTTTGCCCCATCCTGTTGCCATCGTTCACCATCCGGGCACGAGGCCCAATGATTACATGGCAAGAGCGCTAGAGAGGTTCTCCTTGCCATCCATAGGGAGGAGGATCATAGACCGGATTAAAAGGAGAGACCCCTGATGGGCGAGGCACTGGAAATCTCAGATGCCTTGGTTTCGTTACTTCAATCAACCCTGGGATCCCGAAACGTCTCCAATCGAACTTATGGGATCTTGGGGCGAAGGAAGAACTGGGCAGCGATCGTGGAGCTGAGGGCTTGTGACGTGGTGAAGCATCAGCTTCACTCCTTCGCCCGACATTGGACCTTCAGGGTGGCGATCTACATAAACGACTCTGGAGATCCGGGAAGGACGATGACGAACATCCTCTCCGCCACAGATCTCGCTTTGGAAGCCCTCCTCGGCGATCCCACAATCGGAGGAACGGTGAACCAGATTGAGGAGATAGAGGTCAGCAGAAATCCGGGAGAGTCCTTGGAGCTCAGCGGACGATTATGGATCCCGGTTTATTTAGATATCACAGCAGTTAAGTTCTGATGGGAGGTTATCATGGGGAAGATTACAGCTTCGGCGGTCTCTCTGTACGTTGAGGATGCCTCAGGAGCCAGCCAATCCATCTCTGGTTTGGGCAATTCGATCACGCTTTCTTGGTCCAGCGATGCTCCTGAAGTCACCGCGTTCGGGAACACCACACGAGAGCGATTGCCAAACGGGTTGAAGGATTGGGAGTTGTCCTTTGACGGGTTCTACGACCCGGAATCGGACAGCATCGATGACATCTTGTCCGGTATCTTGGGAGGCGCGACTGTCATTCAGTTAGGGCCCGCGGGCTCCAGTGCCAGCGACCCCAAGTTCACGGCGAGCGGCATCTTGACATCCTATGAAATCGGGATCGCATTGGAAGACGCGCTCACGGTCTCCGCAACCTTTACGGCCAGGTCTGGCAGCATGACCAGGGGGACATGGTCATGAGGAAACTCCCAGTAAAACTAAAGAAGATTGAACTGACTGGCGAGTACGAGGGATGGGAACTCACCATGCGGGTGAATCCTCCCTTTTTCGTCTTTGACCAGATTCAATCGGGAGAAGTTGACCAAATACTGGACGCGCTGGGCTTAATTACCACGGAATGGAACTTCGTTGACGAGAATGGAGAGCCAATGCCGCCGCCGTCCAAGGAGTCCTATCGCTTGCTGCCCTATGATCTGGTTCTGGAGATCGTGGATAAGTTCACGAGCGAGGTAACCTCTTTACTCCCAAAATCAGAAGACAAATCATAGCGGCAGCCTGGGTAGACGCGCCCGCGCCTTGGATCCTTGTGAAAGCCCAGCTCTGCAAAACCTTTGGCTGGACCCCAAGCCAACTCGCAGAGGAAGATGCAGCCGAAGTCTTACAGATGAGCAGGGCATTGGCTCTCTTTGAGAACACTCTGTCTAAGAAAGCAGAAGTTCATGCTCGGCTTCATAGAGCCAGGAGAAGGTAGGTGCCAAGGACTTCAATTTTAGTCGAAGTTTTGGCCAAGGATAGAGCCTCAGGCATTCTTGGGAAAATCGGAAGGAACCTGGGAGACATCGGTAAGATCGCAGCCGGTGTAGGCCTTGCGCGCCTCGCAGAGGAAGGCATCAGGGCTGGGGCCGGACTTGTGAAGTCCACTCTTGCTCAAGCGGGTGCTTATCAGCTTGAGCAGGCAAGCCTGAAGAACCTCCTCGCGGTTTCCGAGATGTTTGATTCCGCGCAATGGGAGCAAGTGAAAGTTGGGACCAAAGTCGCAAGGCTGACGGACAAACAGCGAGAGGCTCTTCAGAAGCACCGAACGAATGTAAAGAAGTATTCCGCTAACTTAGAGTTGCTGAATGCCAAGATCCAAGAGCAAGCTCAGCGCGTTTGGGAGATGAAGAACAAGTGGACGGAACAGGGGCTTGCTTACAAAACCGCGGTTGCCCGTCTCAACCAGATGAACGTTCAGCGTGATATCCTCTCCGAAAAACTTGAGGATGAGAAGGCTGCGGTTAAGAAGCTCCAGGCACAGGAAGGCAAGCAAGTTCCGATCTACCGACGCAATCTGAAGTTTACGCTCTCTTACAGCAAGGCGGTCGAAGAGAACAGCGAGGAATTCAAGGAACTCTGGAAGAACATCAAGAAGATGGCGATCACCCGGGGCGTGGATTACCGAACTATTTCCCAGATGTATCAGTACGGCCTCGCGACGGGTGTTCCCCTTGAAACGCTTAAGGAGCTGGTCCCGCTGACAGTCGACTGGGCCGTGGCCACAGGCAAGTCACAGGTTGAGGTCAAGCATATTGGTAAGGCTCTAGGCGACGTGGCATCCAGAGGTCATTTGGCCGCGCAGGAGATCTATCAGTTCGCGAACGTTAATATCCCGTTGCAGAAACTTCTGGCTCAGAAGCTCGGGATCACGACGGACGAGCTGATGGACCTTGTGCGCAAGGGCGCGATACCAGCCTCGCTGGTATTTGAGACCTTGAACAGCTTCTTCCAGCCTTTCACCGAAGCAGCGGAAGATGTTTCAGAGACCCTCCCTCGGGCCACAGAAGGGTTCAAGGAGCTTGTAAAAATCAACTTGGCCGAGGCTCTTTCACCAGCCAGTGATGCCTTGGCTGGCTTCGTGAAATGGCTTACCGATATAGCCCAGAAGACCGGTGCTTTTGACAAGATCAAGGGTGCTGTGAAAAGTGTAGCGGACTGGTTTGCGGACTTGCTTGACAAAATGAAACCAGTCATAGCTGCTTTTCTCTCCGGCTTTGAAGAAGGTGGTCTGTTCGTCGGTGTTCTCTCTGCCATCCAGACGATAATCTCCCCAGGGGCGTTTGAGCAACTCACCGAGCTTCTGGGCAATCTTGGTCAGACCTTCCACGACATCGGGGAGTTTATTAGGGATAACTTCATGCCAGCAATCCAAGGAGTCACAGATAATCTCCCGAGCTTGGAGCAGATCCTGGGGTTCATCAATGATCACTGGGGAGATTTCGATGCTGGTATCAAAGCGGTAGTAGCTGCGATTGCAGCTGCTGGGATTGCAGCCTTAATTGGGGGGATTGTCTCTGCAATCACTTCTCTGGCAACCAGCATAGGCGGCATCATCTTGATCGTAGGGATCCTTGCTGGCCTATGGACTGAATTCGGCGATGATATTATGAACTGGGCGTCGAATGTCTGGTACGGGACTCTCCTTCCTGCATTTGAGGACGCGAAGAAGGCGATCTCGACCTTCGCTACTAACGCAGTAAACTGGGTCACAGGGGCTTTCACCTCAATCGGGAATTTCATAAGCGGCGCAGTGAATACGATCACAGAACCGTTGCTCGGTCTGTACTCCTTCCTATCAGAGACTTTTGGCCCTTACTTGTCCGCTTGGGTTGGGATGTGGGAAAGCATTGGAGGATTCCTAGTCTCAGTCGGGGGCCTCGCCCTTACCCTTGCTGAAAACATGGGAGGCTTGCTAGCCATTCTAGCGGAAAAGGGATGGGAGGCATATAAAACCTACCTAAACACGGTAAAGGACGTAATTGAGAAATATGTTGTTCCAGCCTTTCAGAAATTCTACTCTTGGGTCCGCGATGCGATAGACCTGATCGGAAAAGCGACAGGAATCGGCGGGGTTGGCGGCCTCACAAAAGACTTTGAGGGTTTGAGAGACGTTCTTAATTACCTCATCCAAAACGTCTTTGATCCAGTCTCTAAGTTCTTCGATGGCTTGGCAAGCAAGGTAGACGCCGCAAAGGATGCCCTCAAGAAATTTGGGGTAAGCAAGGAAATAGAGCCCGGCTCACCATCCCCCTTGGAACTCTCCATTCGGGGGATCAATGCCGCTTTTGAAGATCTTGCCACCACCTTACGGTCTCCCGGCTTTATGAGCCCTGTTTCATCTCCGGTCCCCATTGCCTCTGGACCAACCTACAATGTGGTGGTAAACGTCAGCGGTGGATCACCGGAAGGGGTCCATGAGGCCGCCTACTCCGCGGTGATTCAGGCATTCCAAGAACTTGAAGCGCAGTTGAGGGTATGATGAAGACGAGAATTTGGCAAGCTGGATTCGAGACGAGGGACACGGATGAATTTCCCGAAAGAGATCTCAACCAACAAGTAGTCTCATCCGCCTCGGCTAAGACCGGAAGTTTTGCACTCAGACTGGTGGCGGAATCATCTGATCGTTATGGTGTGGTGCCTGGCCTCTCGGCAAGTCATGTCCAAGTCGGTATGCAATATCTCAAGGCCGGAACGATTTCGGACTCGGGTGTGGGCGTGACCCCATGTCCCTACCTTGTCAGGTTCTTTTCCGAGGATGGTGCATGGATTGGTGGCGTAAGGCTCTCTCCTACGAATGTCTTCTTCTTAGACATTAACGGAAGCCAGGTGGCAACTGGGTCAACTTATCTTGGCACAGAGACAGGCGTGGATGGATACCGCCATGTTGGAATTGACTTCATGGTGAACGCATCCGGCTGGCTAGCGTTGTACCTTGATGGCCGACTTGAGGCCTATTACTCTGGTGATACAACTATTGCGGGTTCCAAGGTCTCTCGAGTTTATATCCCTTATCTGCTTTCAAACTCTATAGGAGCTTATCACTACCTGGACGATATCTACATTGATCAAGTTGATGGGGCTTCCACGATGGAATGTCCTGACGATCTCAGGTTCTTGCCAATCGTTGCCAGTACTCCCGGAGCAAGTGCTAATTGGGATGTAGTCGGAGCCTCGGTGAACGTGGAAGCGGTGGATGATTGGGGCTTCGGAAAAGCAGATGATGACTCGACATATG